TTATTATTCAACTCTGTTTTTGTAATGGCCATGCTATGCTTTTAAAATGTTGTTTAAACGTGCTTTAATCTGGGTCATGGCCACCACGTTTATGGACTGCCCTTGGATCACTACTATCTTGTTAAGCTCATCTATCATATCATTGAGCACCGTCTTTAAATCTTCGTTACCGCGCTTTAATCTATACCCATCGACATCCATGTGCAGCTCGGTATCCTCAATGGTAACATCCAAGCTCTCCACCTCCCGCACGCTGCTAACAAACAATTGCTCCAGTTGATTGCCTATCATGCTCACCAGTACAGTACTCCCAATCTTGGGATACACTACCAGGGCTTTGCTTTCATCAATGGCCGCTGTTAGCCTTATTTCATTGAACGTAAACCCTTCCAAATCTTTGGCGGTTATGGTCTTGGTTTCCTTGTCCACACTTTGCACCGTTGCCGGAAAAGTGTTGTTGGGGTTTCGCCGAAACTCCTCCAGCTGCTTTTTTAATCTTTCGTCCAGCCCCATTAGGATACTTTTGTTGCCAGTTCCACTTGCCGTCTTGCCCCACCGGTACCAAACGTGGTGGTTACCTTTGGGACAAAATAACTACCGGTACGCTCCGGATAATTCTTGTCCAGGATAGTGGCATTCATGCCCCTTGTGGCGTATGGTACCAGGAACCCGGTTACATCTCCCTCATACCCGTCATACTTCATTTCACTCAGCTCTGCCTCTCCCAATTTCTGAAGGGTGGCCTTGTCAGTAACATTGTACTTGTACACGGTGCGCTGCTCTCCGGTGGTGTCGCCCACTATGACCTCTATCTGTGTATTGTCCGGACGTACGCCTATCATCTTTAGATTAATGCGAACATCCTCCGCACGCCTAAACTTTAGATCATGCTCTACCACGTTCTTGTAAATGTCATAGACCACCGTCTCACCTATGTTCTTGGTCTGCCTTAGCCCGGCAAACAGTTTTCCATCATCGTCCACAAAAACAAAGAGGCCATAGTTCTCCTTTAGCTTTTCCAAAGCCTGGGCTCCGTTTACGTTTTTTAGGATAAACTGGTCAAAGTTTACCTCGGGGATATCCCCGGCCAATTGTAGGTCTGTATCCGCCACTATAAATTTTAACACCTCCTCCAGGGTTGTCTTACCAAAATTTTTGGTCATCTGTTTTTGACGAATCTTATAGATGACATCCTCGCACTCTATGTTCACGGTGGGTACATTGGGTTTTATCCATCTTACAAAGCCCTTGAACTCCACTTGCTCAAAAACATCCTTATAGCCCAGTGTAATCGTTACCGGGTCGCCTGCCTTTAGTTCCTGCTCCAGTTGCCTACGCTGGAACCCCGTTTGCTTGTTCCCGAAAAGGGCCGTCATGGGTAGGCTTATCTCTGCGGTGTCGCTCAACAGGTCCACGGACTTCACCACCTTTACCTCGTTTACCTGGTAAAAGGTGTAGTTCCCGATCGCTATTTTACAGTTGAGTACGAACACTATAAATTGCTTAAATTGGTTACTTGAACATTGTTCTCCAGGATGCCGTAAAAATCCTCATCACTTATTGCGGAGATATAATAGGATTGACTAAAGGGCTTGCCCTTCATGCTGCCAAAACCATAATCTTTGATCACTATATTGTTTACCCTGAAGAACAGGTTTAAAATATCGTTCTGGATGGGTAGGGCTGTGGACTGCTCGCACAGCTCCACCAGTTTGTCCACTTCTATATAGGGGTATTCCTTATTGCCCAAAATGACCCCTTCTATCTTTATGGAATAATCGTCTGCAGATATAAACTCCTTAACGGTTCCCTTACGGTCACTACCCACTACAATGGTCTCCACAATGGTCTTTTTGCCGGTAATGGTCAATAATGGTTCATTGGGCAACCTGTAGCCATCTATTATAAAATCATCAAAGAACGGACGGCCCAACAAGTCCTTGCCCAAAATAGCGCGGCCCAAACGTGTTAGGTTGGGCAGGTCTACCTTGTTAAATGGCAATGCAGGAAAAGGAAGTCCCACATAGTTGTGAGCTTCCGCCGTTAGTTTCCTTATGTTGAATTCGTTCGCCATTAGGTGGGTGATGTCTGCATTTGATTGGTACTGTTGAGTACACGCAATAACATGCGCTTAAGCTCTTCCTCACTTTGGGCCATGCCCTGCTGTATGTTCTGTGAGCTAATGGTGAAATTCTCCACAAGCTTGTCAAAGGTTACGGTAATGTTGGTTTGGCGGGATCCTCCGCCATTTATGGCCGTCACTCCTTCTTTAAATGGGTCGGTTCCGTCCCCACCTCCGGTGGCACCTTCATCGGTGGAACCTGAAGAACCGAAGCCCATTTTATTTTTAATCAGGTCCATAATGCTGCCGCTCTTTCTGTTGGCAGATGCCTCATCCATACCTTTGCCAAATGCCTCAGCGGCTTTTTTGCCGGTTACCCTGGCATTGGCCTGAAAATTCTTTATAGCATCCCCACCGTATCCGGTAAGGCCCTGCACTCCTTTTTTGCCCGCGTCCCAGGCTTTTTGCCAGTCTCCTTTAAAAAAGTGTAGGAAGGCTTCGCCCAATGAGGACAGGCCTGAAAGCATTTCTTTAAACCTATCTATAACTAATTCTTTTAGTGCACCGGCAAACCCCTTAAGTACTTCCCAAGCGGCATCTATACCGCCACGGAACCAGCCAATACGGTTATAGGCGTAGGCAAAGCCTGCCGCCAAAGCAGCAATCCCGGCAATGATCAACCCAACAGGGTTGGCCAACATGGCCCCGTTCAACAACCACTGTATTCCGGTATATATTTTGGTAGCAGTAGAGACAATGGTCATATAGGTCTTATAGGTAAGCCAAGCGGCTCCCAATGCCAAGACTCCAGTCTTAATGCCTTCTATGTTGTTTACCAAAAACCTGAAGATGGTACTCTTGCCCATGAGGCTATTGTACATATCATCTACATAAGCCGGTATCTTTGGTAGAAAGTCTACGGCGGCTATTCCCCAATCTGTAAATTTGGATAGGTAGGGTAACAGTTTTTGTCCAAAAGACATGGCCCATATTTGGGTCTTACCCTTTAAAATTTCAAGTTTTCCTAAAAATGTTTGGCTCTGCTTGTTCATAAGGTTGAAGAACTTTCCGCCCGGACCAGTAGCCCTTGCAAAAGCATTTTCTACCTCCTGTGCACTTATTGCACCCTGCTCCATCCTTTTTCTTAGGACACCCATACTTTCTCCTGTAGCTTCGGAAATATATTGTAGCGGGTTAAATCCGGCATTGATCATCTGTAACAAATCCTGTCCCATAAGTTTTCCTGCGGACTGCATTTGTGAATAGGCCAAAGTCATATTGGTGAATCGCTCCTGGTTTCCCCTGGAGACATCCCCGATCATTTTCATGGCAGGGAGTATCTTTTCATTGGCTACGCCAAACCCAAGTAAGGTTTCGGCGTTTCGTTGTACGGTTCTAACATTGTAGGGACTCTTATTTGCAAAATCAAATAGCTTACTAATAAGTTGATCACCCTTTTCAGCGGAACCTAACATAGTTTCAAAGGCTACCTTCATTTGCTCAAACTCGCCGCCCAATCTTGAAACGCCGGTAAGAGCTGAAGTAAAGGAAAAAGCAAGGCCCAATCTTGTAGCCAAGCCAACCACCTTGCCAAGGCTACCGCTCATACCGTTAAGTCGGCGTGTAGACCCCTCTACATTATTGTTAAATCGCTGGTGCTTTTTTTCAATATCCCCAAAAGTGGACTTCCCCTTGTTCCCAATCTGGGAGAGCTTGGAGCTCATCAGGTCTTTTGCTAGAAATGTATATGTATAAGTGCCTGCCACCGTGCGGTTGTTTTATAGATTAAAAGGAGACCGAGATCTCCTTTCCTTCCCTTTTTCTGATATCCTGAAGCTGCTTGAACTTCAATGCCCATTCCTCATCGGAAAGCTTGGACGGGTCTATGCCCAAGTGGTACTCCAGGAGCGTGTCAACGTAGGCTAAAGGATTCGCCTCCAAGCTGCCATTGGCACGCTCTAATACTTTTTTATCTCTACGGTGGCGGTTTCGATTAAACTATCTATCTGCCTGCTTATGTCATAGAAATACTTATCCTCTGTCCTCAGTTCCTCATCACCTTCCAACCAACCGGCCTCCAGTATTTTCTCTGTCATGCCCAAAGGGTCGTTCTGGCTTACGCTCATGGCGTACTTCATCTGGTTACGGCTGGGACGCTTTAAATAGCAGATTAGATCATCTGCCTGTATCACGAACACCTCTTTTAGTTGGTGCTTCTTTTTTAGCCTTGCAACCTCGGCCATAATATCCGCCTCGGTTCTTAATGGGATTGCGCCCTCTACTTCAATCTCTTTTGCTACTTTGTTCATGGTGCCACTTGTTTTTTAGTTCTTGGATAGGCCCCTCCTGTTACCGGAGGGGTACCTATCTCTCCTTTCTGGTGTTTATACTACTTCTCTGCCCAGGAATATGATGGGTAGGGTAATCTCTTGAAATTTGTCGTTCTGCTTCATGCCCCTTGGGTCTTCCGTAAATTCCACATTCTTTAAAATATGGGTCACTACATTGGCACCAGCTTTAGGTACATAGGCCACCGTAATGTTTACAGCGTCCAAATCGGTCAGGTCTTCATCATCGGCAAGCTGCCTTTGCAAGGCCTCTACTTCGCTCTGCAAAAGAATAAGGTTGCCCTCATAGGTCTTATTGCCGCTCTGGATGCTGTGGGGGTTCTCCCCACGCCCGTGCAAAAGCTCCTTTTCCTTTTTGGAGGTGTATTCCACTCCTCTTGCTCCGGTAAGTACACGGCCTCCCAAGGCTATCTCTAAATTGCTCCAGGCAAATTGTTTTGTGTTGAACATGGTATTCCTATGTTAAGCTGGTCGTGAAACCAAGGTTAATCTCTATATACTTGCTGTAGCCCACAGGCAATACCTGAAGCTTTACGCTCAAGGTGTTGGTGCCCAAAATATCCTGATCCGGGTCTATGGTAGCCTTGGTACCGGATATCTCGCCATTGGCGGTCATCTGCTGGTTAATGGCGTTTTCAATATCCGCTTTCCAACCGGCAACAATGGCAGGGGAAATCTTCCCGGCATCGTCCAATGGTACCTCCTCCAGTATGTTTTCCGTAAATATTCCAAGAGCTATAAGCGCAGCCTTATCTATGACCGCCACTCGTGGCAATACATTAAGGTCATCACTGTCCGCCGTAAAGGTGGGTGCATCGCTGAAGAAATAACCGGACTTGCCAGGTATGGTTCTTAGCACTATATATCCTTTGTCGTGGATGGCTCCCAAAGAGGCTTCCAAGGTCTCTATGGCGGAACCGTTTGTAAATACAGCGGCACTAATGCCCAGGGCCCCATCTTTTACACGTCCTGGATTACGTTGTACCGGGTTACCGGCTATACGTCCCAACAATAGACCAACTGCGGCGTTCTTGCCAGTGGCCCCACAGATAAGTCCTGCAACCCTGTTATGGGTCGTAGTCTTATAATCTTTAAGGTCTCCTACAGTGCCGTTAAAGTCTTTCACGTCAATGATCACCTTCAGGTACTTGAACATGGCCGAATAGGCAACTGCCAAAGCTTGTCCTGTTATGGCGGCGGCATCTACATCCTCATCAACCCCGTTGGCAACGGTGATGCCTGCTGCGGATTTTCTGGTAACGGATAGGTAACGTATTCTCCCTTGGGCAGCATCCAA